ATAGCGGGCGGTCACGACCGGCACGTCATGCGCGAGGAGCCGCTCGACGCAATCCTCGGGGAAGACCTCGTCGCAGTCGGCGAAGAACAAATAGTCGAAGTCGTGCGCCAGGACGTCGCGGACGATCGTGTTGCGACTGACATCGACGGGAAACGCCGTCGAGGTGATGACCGAGAGCGCCGTGATGCGCTGGGCCTCGGGCAACTGCGCATTGGCGCCCCCGCCGCGCAGCCGTTCCTGGAGCTTGTGGAAGCTGCTCCAGAACTCGGTCGGCGCCGGGAAGCCGTGCGACAAGAGCAGCCCGATCGCCAGCTTCACGCCGTCGCCTTCGCCTTGGCGGGCTTCGCGTCCCCGCGCAGATGCGCCGGCACTTTGATGCCCTTGATCTGCTCCACGACGTCGACGCCGAACTGCGCGACCAGCGCCTGGAGCGCCGCGTCGGCGCTCACCTGCGTCGCCGCCGTGTCGGCCAGGTAGAGGTCGGTTGACCAGGGCGTCGGCCGCCCATCGCCGTCGATCCCGACGACGTAGTCTTGCGGGTTGAGGCCATTGGCGCGGAGAAACGGCACCGCCATCGACAGCGACTCCGCATCCGCGAGCGTCACGTAGGTCAGCCCTTTGGCTTCCCAGGCGTGATGCCGACGCAGCGGCAGGCCGCCCGTCAGGTCGCCGCTCGGTTTGCGATAGATCGCGCGCAAATCCAGTTTCGTGTCGCCGGTCCAGGCGGGATTGAGCGGGATCGTCTTCAGGGGCATGTGACCTCCGGTCACGGGCGCCAAGGGTTACTTCTTGTGATGGCCGCGCGTCGGCGACACTTCATGGAGCACGGTCGGCTTGACGGCCGGCGTCGGCGCCGCGGCCCGCGTCACGGGCGCGGCAAAGCGGGCGCGCACGGGTGCGGTGTCCACGTCGGGCGAGGTCGGCAGGTTGAAGAGCGCACGAACGGCCGCGACCTGCGGGGCCAGCGCCACGTCGAGCGCCTTCAGGTACTGCCCGTCGATGCTCGCGCACGCGCGGGCATAGCTGTCCTGGGCGCCCGCCAAGGTCTTGAGGGCTTCGGTAATCTGCGGATGCTGGGCGCCTTCGAGCGCGCCGGTGTACTGCGGCATGCGGCCATCCTTTCCTAATCAATCGCGGCACGCCGAGGGGGTCGCGGTATACCCGCGCGGACCCTCGGCGCGTCGCCAGTCCCGGTGTTAGACGGTGCTGTTGCTGTAGAGGAACACGCCCGCGCCGCCCCGACCCGAGGTCGTCGCGCCGCCGCGGTATTCCGCTTCGCCCCAGACGCCCGTCGCCACGACTTCAAAGCCGCGCAGCGACGCATCGCGCTCGGCTTCCATCTTGGGCATCGCGCCCTTGGTCGCCAGCGCGATCGCCGACGGGTGCATGACGCAGCCGGCCCACACGGTGGACCCGCTCACGGTCGCCGTCGCCACGTTCGCCGTGACGAAGAGCGACGCGCCGTAGAGATTGCTCGAGACCATGCCCGAGGTCACGACCTGCTGGCCCTGGGGACCGTAGGTGTTGCTCTCGTCGAACACCGGGATCAGCGTCCGCCACTGGAAGGGGTGGAGCACCGTCACGCGGGGGCTGCGCGGAATCGAGTCGATGTCGAGCTGCCCGATCGCCGTGATCAGGAGCGTCGAGGTGATGGCGCCGGTGTTGCTGCCGGTGCTCGAGTTGAAGGCCGAGAAGAGCGCGGCGATGTCCGCGTCCTGCCGGCGCTGGGTCGCTTCGGCGGCCATGCGGCCCACGATCCCGCCTTCGCCGGAGGCCTGCGCGATGGTGTCGCGCGCGGCATCATTGGCCAGGTCGTAGATCGTGAACTTGACGGCGTGCTCCGAGACGGTCACGTCGACCGTGCCGGAGGTGTCGACGGCCGAGTTCGTGGTGAAGTCGCTGCCTTCGGCGATGGCGGTCGAGCTCACCTTGTCGTAGATCGGGAAGCGCGCGGTCAGCGTCGGCAGCCCGGTCAGATCCTTGGAGGCGACGAGGCCGGCGAGGCCGGGGACTTCGGAGAAATACAGCACGCTCTCGGCGTACGCTTCGCGCTCGATGACTTCGACGATGGTCGTCGAGGTGGTTTCAAAAGACATGGAAGGCTCCTACCTAACGGGTGAAGGCTGTGCCCATTTGCAAGGCGTGCGAGCCTTTGCGCCGCAGCTTGAGGGCCGCAATCGCGTCGGGGTCGCCCGCTTGCGCGCGGGTGGTCAGCTCGGTGAGATCGGCCGATTTGGCCGCTCCCTGGGTGGACCCGCCGGAGTTTCCACTGCCGGTCTTGCCGCTTCCGCGGAGAATGCGGTCCCGATTGGGCAACTTCGCGATGAGTTCACCGATCGCCTCGGTGAAGGGGGCCGGGTTGCCGTCCGCCCCCAGAATCCGATCGCCGTTGGGGTATTTCACGACGATGCGATAGCCGAGCGGGTCGCCGTCGGCGTCTTCGACGCTGACGAACTTCCCGAGATAGGCCATGCCGAGATCGACGTCGAGGATGGTCTTCGACGACTCGGCGCCGGAGAAGTAGTCCACGGCGCGCCCGAACTCGGCGGCGACGACGGTGTGCTTGAAGCGGTCGCTGAGCGTGGCGTGCTTGTGGTCGCGCTCCTGGAGCTCGCGGCCGTGCTTGTCGGCAATCTCTTTGCGCCAGGTGTCGAACTCGCCGGCTTTGCGTTTCCGCTCGTCCTCGGCTTTCGCCTGCTGGTCCTTCAGCGCGGCGTATTCCGTGCGTTCGTCGTCGGACATGCCGCCGGCTTTCAACCGTCGCAGCTCTTCTTTCAGCTTGTCGCGGGCCGCGAAGGCTTGCTTCGCTTCCGCTTGGAAGAAGGCCGCGTCGTCTTTCGGGTCGGGCGCCGGGGCGATCGGGTCGACGATGGGGTCCGCCATCAGAGGGTGCCTGCTTTCAGGCGCTGATCCAGCGCCTCGGAGACCGCGTCCGTGATCGCTTGTTCGTCCTCATCCGAGACGCCGAAAAAGTGTCGCGTCGGGTCGTTGTAGATCGCTTTGTCGGCCGCGCCCAGCGACCGGCTGTTCTGGATGAACGTGCCGCCCGAGGCGCCGCCGCCCTGGCTGATGAAGGTGATCTCGGCGGAGAGCGGGGTCGCCGCGGTCACCTGCATGTCGTTGAGCATCCGGCCGGAGACGGTGAGATCGACGCGGCTGTGGCCGAGCGCGGCGGTCTTCTTGGCCGCATAGCCGGCGCTATAGGGCGCGAAGCTGGCGCCGTCGACGCTCTGGCCCGCTTCCGTTCTCGTACGGATGCGGCGGACGAGCAGGTCGCCGACGTCGCGCATGTCCTCGGCGCTGAGGTCGATCAGATCCACCAGCGAGCCGAAGTCGCGCGTCACACGCACTTGCATTTACGCGGGCTCCAGTTCGCGGGCCGCGAAGCTCGCGTAGGTCACGTCCTGATCGACGATGGCCCGCAGTTCCTTGTCGAGCCGCGAGACGCGCATCCAGGTATGGCGGCAGTTGTACCCGCCCCCGTAGGCCATCACCGGATCGAGCTGCCCGTTGTCCATGTCGTCGATGCGCCCGCGCGAGTAGACCTTCCCGACGCGGTCGGCGCAGAATTCGCGCGTCTTCTGGTCGTTCGGTCCCGCGTAGAGAAACGGCTCGTCGTCCTCGCCCGTGGTCCCCAGTTGCCCGACCTGCCGGCTGTAGGTCGAGACGCCGGTGTCGTAGATCGTGCGGGCCTGCTTCGCGCTGATCTCCAGCGCATCGGCGATCGTGTCAATCAGGTCGAGCACGGGCCTGGCGCCGAGCACGCCGTCGACGACTGCGCGCCACACCGTGGCGGCGGCCTGTTCCCCGACCTGCACCAAATCCGCGAGCCGCAACTGTTTCAACGCCGCGAGGGCCTCGACGTCATACGCGCCGAGCGTGGCCGCGTCGAGCGCGGCGCCATCTAAGACCGAGGCGGCGAGCCGGTCGAGCGGGTCATTGACCGCCGTGGCGGCGAGCTCGACATAGCCGGCCTGGACGAGCGCCTTCGCGATATCCGTCTTGAGCCGGAGCGCGAGGGCGAGGCTCGTGCGCGTGGCGACGAGGCGGCCGGTCGGGTCGGTCTGGATCCGCCGGATCAGCGTGCGCAGTTTCGCGTTGAGCAGCGCGAGCACCGGCTGCAGGTCGGCGGCGAACTCGGCCGTGAGCGCGTCCATCAACTGGGCGCTCTGGACCGCGGCGGCTTGCAGTTGGGGGCCGGGCATCTAGTTCCGCTTCTCCCGGTTCGAGCCGTCCCACGCGTAGGTGGACGTCGTGTCGACCGCCGTGCCCGACGTCTCGCCCCAGTCGCCCTGCGCGCCCGGCGGCAGAATCACCGTCGAGTTGTACCCGCCGCGCGTCTCGGCCGTGCGCGCCTTCACCAGTTCCGTGTGCCACGCCAGCGCCAGCCAGCGCCAGAACCACGCCCGCGCGGTCTGCACCAGCGCGAACAACACGACGACGATCCAGCTCACGACGAGGAGGGTGGTCATCATGGCTTCTCCGGCAACGGCACCGTCCCGTGCAGCCGCTGCTTCGCGTCGAGCCGAAGACGCGCGTCCGTTCGGAGCCGCGTCGACATGCCGTCGATCTGGGCCTGCTGATCCTTCGGCTGCGCGTCAATCTCCGCGTCGATGACTTTCACTTCCTCGACGCTGATCTCGGGATCGAGCCGCCGCACCGCGCGCTTTTTGATGCGCTGCGTCATGGTGTGCCCGAGGTCCATCGCAATCGCCTGCGCCCAGGAATCGAGCTCGACCCGCAAGTCCGCCAGGAAGAACTCCTCGGGATACTCGACGCTGACTTCCGCCGCTTCGAACGCCGCATCGGCCGCTTCCGGCGTCGGCTCGGTCCACAGAAAGAAAAACCGGGCCAGCGTGAGCTCGGTGTCCTTCAGTGCGGTCGCCAGCCCGAGGAGCATCTCGTTGAGCTCGGTGTACTGGAGGCGGATGGCTTCGGCGGATTCGGCCTGGAGCGAGTCGGACTCGAAGCGCATGTGCGCGGCGCGGTAAATCTCGCGGATGATCTGGGCGATGTTGGCGCGGATGCCCGCGGGGACTTCCATATCGGGCGATTCATATTTGACCTTGCCCGCGACGACCACCGCGCGCTGCGTGCCGAACTCCGCGCCGAGCTGCTTCTTCGCCGCTTCGACGTCGGCATCCGGCAGGCATTCGACGGTCAGGAGCGAGAACGCCTGGTCGCGGAGCACCTGGTCCTCTTCGCTCATGCGGTTGTAGAGCGCCTTGACCATGCGGCCGTTGCTGATCAGCGGGCGCCCGACGAACGGCTTGAGCACCGAGGGCTTGGGCCGGAGCACCACGAACGGCAGCACGCCGAGCTCGGACAAGCCGCCGTCGAGCAGCTCGCCTTTCAGCGAGAAGCGCGCCCAGCCCTCGACATCCCACAGCAGGTACTGCTCGGTGTCATCCGGGGCCGGGTCGGCAATCCCGTTATCCGGGACGGCTTCCCGCAGCTTGATCCCGGTGACGTTGTTGCGCACGGCGCGCCAATCGGGGATCGCGGTCGCGGTGAACGCGGTCAGAAACGGCCGGCTGCGCTGGTCGGCTTTGGCCGGGCCGATGGCTTCGTCGGGCGTGGCGTCCATGAGGATGCCGGCGTGCCCGGCGGCCAGGGCCAAGGCGACGGCCTTGCGCAGAAACCCGGTGATCGTCGTGCGATGGCCGTCGACGTCTTCCCACCAGTCCTGCAGATCGACATTGGTCGTCTGCCGCGAGGGCTCCTGGGTGAAGACGTGCCGGACGTAGAGGTCGATCACCGTCTCGACGTAGTTGTGATACCGCGCCATCTGCTGGCGGCGCGCGTAGTCCTCGTGGAGCTCGTTGCGATACGGCCACAGGTAGCTGCCATCCGCGAAGCCGCCGGTGCCTTCGAAGGCATCGATCAGGAGCGTCCAGTCGGCTTCCATCGCGGCGTAGTCGGGATGCACGCTGTCGAGGGCCGCGGTACGGTCGTCGACGCTCGCGCCCAGGAGGCGCCGGGCGAAGTCCGGCAGCGGGCGATCAGTGTCAGGCATGCGGTCATCAGGGGGGCGAACAGCGGCGGCGCACGGCGTGAGACGGCGCGAGACGGGGGCAGCGTTACCGTAGCGCGGACGCGCGGCGGGCGATAGTGAGCACCGGGAGCGCCTGCAGGGGTCTGCACGATCGATCATCCGCCTGCACGGTCGCCGGCTCGGTGATCCGGATGCCGCCGCCGGGCGTGCGATGGAAGGCGATCGCGCCTTTGGCGAGCCACGTGCGCACGGTGCGTTCGCACACCCGATGCACGGTGGCGAACTCTTTGACGGTCAGCGTGGTCATGGTTCGTCGTCGACACTCGTCACCAGCGCGGCGAACGAGTCGTCGGTCCATTCGGGTTCGACGTGGCCATCGGCCGTGACGCGCACGAAGTCCGGCCGCAACTTCAGCAGGTCGTGCTCGTTCAGCAGCGACAGGGCGTCCCGCATTTCTTGCGCCGTCAGCGTCGGGGGCGCCATGCGTCCTTTTGCCAACTGGTATCGGCGGTAATCGAGGCGAACACGGCCGAGGGTTTCACCACCGGGAAGTCCTTCACGATCCAGTAGCCGGCGGCGTCCGAGACATGGACGAGCAGCTCGTTGGTGTCCTGATCGAGCTCGCCGTTGCGCTTGAAGATCACCTGCTCCAAGTCCGCGATCAGCCGCACGCACGCGGGGTCGATCCGCAGATGATGCCGCCCGTCCATGGTTTCGCACCGCGCGTTGACCGCCGCGACGCGGTCCCGGATATGCGGGTTGTCGTTCGGGACGCACCAGGTCGCGCCCGGGAAGGTTGCTTTGACCACGGCGTGATCGGACGGCCCCGTGGTCTTGCCCGCGCGCCCGGAGGCGTCGCCGTAGAGCCGAACCGGCCCTTTCCAGCCCGCGGCATCGAGCAGCGCCTTCGCCGCCTGCGCGCTCGCCCGCGTGGCTTCGCCGCCGGCAAACTGGACGAAGACTTCCCGCCAGATGCGCGCTTCGGTCCCGACCTGCTGGCCCAGGATGGCGGTCGCCGGCTGGATGTTGAAGTCGAACGAGAGACACACCGGGACCGCGGGCTCGAGCGTGACCGGCTGGACATGGAGGATCCGGCTGAAGGCGTAGTAGGCGCGCCCGGCCAGCGATTCGAAGCTCGCCTCGTATTCCTGCCGATACGCCCGCGGGTCCGTCTGCGCTTTGAGGACCGCCAACGCCTCGTGGTTGATGTGCGGCGCGTCCACCGTCCGGAACTGCCAGGAGGCCCAGCCGGGGACGCCGTCCTGCCCTTTGCGGTAGGCGTCATACAGGTGGTTGAAGCTCTTGGGCGTCCCGGTCAGCAGCGCCCGCCCGGCGGTCGTCAGGAGCGACGGCTGCAGCACTTCCTCCCAGATCCGCGTCCCGTCTTTCCAGTCCTGGAACTCATCGCCGATGATTTTCCGCGGCCCGCGCCCGCGCAGCCGATCCGGCATCTCGACGGACTTGCAGACGAACTTGCAGCCCCAGACCGTCTCCATCTCCATCCGGCTTTCGTTCGGATCGCGCACCAGCCAGGCGCGCGGGACCAAGGCGCGCAGCGGGTTCCACATCAGATCGCGCGCCATGTCGTAGGTCGGCGCGAGATACCAGACCAGGCCGGGCGTGCCGAACTCTTCGAGGGCTTCCGCTTTATCGAGGGTGGTCTTGCCGAACCGGCGGCCGGAGACCAGGACGCGATACTGCGCGGGCGAGGTGTGGACGGCCCATTGGAGGCTGTGCAGATGGATCGCGACGTCGAGCGGCGGGGCGTCAGACGGCGCTGCGATCATCCTTCACCACCCGGAACGCGGGCATCTCGCCGAGATGCTGCAGTTGCGTCGGGGCATCGATCCCGAGCAGCTTGGCGCGGCGGTCGGCCACGCGGATCGCGGCAATGACCGAGCGAGGATCGCCACGGCGGACGGCGGGCCAGAGGCCGAGGATCATCTCGTCGCAGCGCTGCAGCTCCAGTTCGCGGACTTCGACGACGTCGGCGCGCACCTGGTCGCGGTAGTCGAGCAGTTCGGCGTTGACGTCCGCCCAGGCGGTGTTGAGGCTGACGGCCAACTGCTGGGCGATCTGGCGATAGGAGGCGCCGGCTTTGCGCAGGCCGAAGGCGCGGACGCGGCGTTCAGCGATGATCTCGTCCTCGCCGGTTTGCCGCTGCGGGTGTTCGCCACCTATGGCGTTCTCCCGGCGCGCCGTCTTTGGCCCTTTCGGGGGCGTCCTCCGGGTGGCGCGCTTACGGGGCATCGGCCACCGGCGTATACTCGCCGCGAAATGGGGCGGCGCTGACATGCGGCTGATGGCGTTTGCGGGCCTGTCGGATCCCATCCGGGCGCAGACGAAGACGGTCACACGCCGGCGCGGGCGCCGCTGGGCACGCTTGCGCCCAGGCGATTTGGTGCAAGCGGTGGAGCGGGGCCAGTTTGTCCCCGCGGCACAACTCCGGCGCCTCGCGGTCCTCCGAGTGATCGCCGTCCGCCAGGAACGGTTGGACGCCATCACGCCCGAAGAGGTCGAACGCGAAGGCTGCGCCGGCATGGACGTGCCGGGCTTTATCGCCATGTTCTGCGCGGCGTTCGGCGGCCGCCCGGAGGACGACGTTATACGGATTGAGTTTACCTACGCCGCGCATGATACCGGCTCCCCGCCATAGCGAAATCCCTGCACCGCGCGGAAGTGCCCACCGTAGCCGGTGCCAACCTTCCACGCCTTGTCCGTGCCAGCCTTGCGCGCCGCAGCCTTCTGATGGTGCAACGCATCGGCGGCTTTGTTCTGGCCGTAGAGCGCGGCACTGACCTGCCGCCACTTCGGATCACGCCGTAACGCGCGGACGAGGCCGGGGTGCGAGGTATTGAATGCTGTCCGCATCGGTTGCTTGTAGTAGTTCTCGCCCGCGAGCCACAGCCCGCAGACGTGATTGAGGAACCGTAGCCCAATGCCGGCCCCCTGCCACTCGGGCATGACCACCATCCGGCAGGCCCGCGCTTCCTTGCAGCCCGGCCGCGTCGTAAACGCTACGTGCGCGACGGGCTCTCCATTGACGGCGGCAACGTACGGAAACGCGGCAATCGGGCGCGGCAGCTTCAGATAGTGATGCGGCTCAAATGCCGGCCAATAACGCCAGTCCGTCTGCCACACGTCAAGGTCGATAGGGGGGCGTCGCCGAAGTCGCCCCCTAAGGAAGTGGCCCGTGGCCGTGTCGAAAATCCAATCGGGTTCGAGCCAGTCGAGAATGTCGTAGTGGCAGGAGAGCAGCACGGCCTGTCCGCCGGTGCGCCGCCACGCCTTCTGGAACGCCAGCGCGCCAATCTGGGCAATCTGCCGATCGACCACGGAGGAGAACTCGTCGATCACGACGCGGGCCGGCGCGGCGCTGATCACCCGCGCAAGGTCCGCGCGAAACCGCTCGCCGTTGGAGAGCACCGCATACGGGCGCAGCCACGTTGGCACCGACCCGAGGCCCACGGCCGCCAGCGCGCCCGTCACGGCGTTGAAGTCACCCTCCGGCGCGATGGCGTCGACGATCGGCGCGTCGTCGGGCCAGCCGGTCGGTTCGTACATCGCCCCCGGGAAAATCAGCCGGCCGATCGAGGTCTTGCCGCTGCCGCTCGGGCCGACCACGACGCCGACCTTCCAGTCCTCGTCGTCGATCGCCAGATCGGCGTCGAGCCCGAAGTTGGCACCGCTTTCGACGTTAAACAGCGATTTCACGCGGGCCGCACGGTAGCCCATGAAATCCGTGCAGCGATGCGCCACGCGGATCTTCACGTATTGACCACTTTGCACGTCAGCCCGCGGGCCGTCAGATCCTCGTAGACGCGGCGCTGTTCGGCCTCGTCCGCGCACAGCACGATCACGGCCGCCTGCCCGATCGGGACCGTTCGATCCGCCATCGGATCCGCGGCGGGGGGGCCGGCGCCGTCGGTCCGGTTTTGATCGGCCAGGACCGCCGCGAGTTCGTCGAGCCGCCAGAAGGTCGAGAGGTCCAGGTCCGCCACCGCGTCGGCCTGGATCTGGTCGAGGTTCCACTCGGCGAGTTCCGCCGTGCGGTTGTCGAAAATCGCGAGGCTGCGCTTCTGGTCTGCCGTCAACCCTTTGCGCCGCACGGCGACGATCGTCGTGCCGTCGACGTCGACGACCTGCACCTTGGTGATCCCCGCTTCCGCCGCGGCCTCAATCACGCCGTTGCCCGCGAGCACGACGTTGCCCTCGTCAATCACAATCGAGCGCGCGGCGCCGACCTGGTGCAGCGCGTCGACGACCATGCCGATGTTCCGGGGATTGTGCTTGCGGCGGTTCGCGCCGTCCGGCACGAGATGCTTGATGTGCGTCGGGGTTTTCGCCACTACGACGCGCCTGCCGCGGCGTGGCGACTGGCTCCGCGCGTGACCCGGAGCGGTACCACCAAGCAAATCACAGTCTGCATTTATCGAAGCCGCAGCCCCAACCCCGGCCCCACGCCCAACCACGAGAGCGCCCACACCACCGTGACCACCACCAGGATCACCCGCACGACGGTCGCGAGCGGATCCCCAATCGCAAAGGCCACGAGCAACCGATTGGCGGCCCAGAACACCAGACACAAGACGAGCAGCGCGACCAGCAAAGCGAGCAGGCTCATGGTTTGAACACCTTGATCTCGTCGGCTTTCCCACTCGGAAAGAACACGACTTTCCCCGCGCCGTCGGTGACTTGAAACCGGATCGTATGCGCCCCGCCGGTGGCCAGCAGATCCGCGGCATCCGGGTCGTAGTAGACCGTCCCCGCCGCGGCACTCACCCAGCCGAAGTCGCCGGCGGTCGGCACGAGGTCGCCGGTCTGGTTCTTGAGCACCAGGTCGGAGAGGGTCAAGCCGGTCCCGACGAACGCGGTGGCGACGGCGGCGCCGGGGGCTTGCGAGTAGAGGGTGAAGGTGAGGCGGCCGGTCCAGCCTTCGACGACGTCGGTGATACGGCTCATCCGGTGAACTCCAGGGTGCGGGTCGGGTTGGTCGACGTCAGCGTGCGATCCGGGTTCGTGGACTCGACGGTCAAGGCGGCGGTCGTGTTGACGAGCGTGGCAATGAAGACGCCGTCCACGAACAGCGTGCCCTGACTCACGACCTCGGCGCCCTGCCCGAGTTGGAACGATCCGAGTTGCGCGGCTCCGAGCATCTAGGCGCGGTCCTTTTTCCGTCTCGTGTTTGCTTGGTCGTGCAGTTCCGGGTCATGCGCGGCTGGGCGCGCCACGTCGGGGCGCACGATGGCGCCGGTCTCCGGGTGGAACGACCCGCCCTGGGTCAGCCCGTAGCGGTCGGCGATCGTGCGGCGGACAAACTCCAAGGCGCCGAGGGCGGCGAGATGCTGTTGTTGCGCCTGCTGGAGCTGCTGGACGGCACGTTCGGTCTGCTGCGCGTCCTGCACGGCGCGGCGATACATCGCGAGGTCGTCGGGGCTGACGGTCTCCGGCATCAAAGGGTGTCTCCGGCGCGCGCGATCGGCCCAGCCCACATCAGGTGATACTCAAATTCGCATCGATGTTGGCGATCGTGGTCGCCGCCGCGGTCGCCTGCGCGGCGGGCACTTCGCTCGCCTGCATCAGCCCTTTCCAGTAGACCACGACGTCGGCCTTCATCATGGCGATCTTCTGCGCCGTGGTCATTGCGGAGATGTCCAGGCCGCGTTGCTGCGCCACGGCGGCGACGAGGCGCTGGACTTGTGCGTCTGGAATCGTGAGTGAAAGCACGGCCATGCGGTCCCCCTACGGTTCAATCGCGAGTTGCACGGCCGCGCCGGTCGGAAAGATCACCATCAGCCGGGTCTTCCCTGAGCCGTTGTCCTCGGCATAGAGCCGGGCATGGTTGGTCGCGCCCGCGGCCGGGGCGGTCATCTCGGTGAAATCCAGCGCGCCGCCAGTGCCGGCCGATCCTTCAATGGCGAGCACGGCCGCCGCCGCCCGCTTGATCGAGGTATCGAAGGTGCCCCCCGTGGCATTCGACGCGTGAAACGACAGCGGTACGTTCGCGATAATCGGCCCGGCGTTTCCGACGTCGAAATTGGCCCCACTGCCAAACCGCAGATGCCCCGAGGCCACCACGTTGAAGCCGGTAATCACATCGCTGGTCGCATTGATGGCCCCGGTCACT